GAACACTCCGTCTTATGGCGCGCAAGAAGGGCGTTACAATTTCAGAGGCCGCAGAAGCCACTGGGAAAAGCAAGGGTTCTATTTATCAAGAGGTAACTCTTATCAGGAAGGCCGGGTATAAGGTCTACAAAAAATATGAGAAAGCGTCACGCTCTCACAGGTATACGTTGGGCTAAACAATGATCCTGCGAGAGTATCAGAAGATTGCAATCAATGACGCTTCTGATGCACTTGATAAGCACGGTAACACTTTAGTCGTTGCGCCAACTGGAGCCGGAAAGACAATCATGCTTTCTGCTCTGGTTGGCAAACGCCATAAAAGTTCACAAAACGTGCTTGTCTTGCAGCATCGTGACGAATTGGTTTCACAAAATTCAAACAAGTTTAACCTTGTCAATCCATCTTTAAATATCAGTGAAGTAAACGCTGCTAAAAAGGATTGGTCTGGTGACGCTGTATTTGCAATGGTGCAAACGCTATCCCGTGAAAAGAACTTGGATAATATGCCCAAGGTTGATCTGATCGTGGTGGATGAAGCGCATCATACCGTTGCGGATACATATCAACGTATCATTAAGGCCGCTAAGAAGGCCAATGAGGGGGTGCAGATCGTTGGCTTTACCGCTACCCCCAACAGAGGTGACAAGAAGGGCTTACGGGACATCTTTACGAACTGTAGTCACCAAATCGAAATCTCTACATTAATACGCGAGGGCTTTCTCGTACCGCCTAAGACATACGTGATTGATGTTGGTGTGCAGGACGAATTGCGTCAGGTACGAAAAGCCATATCTGATTTTGATATGGCGCAGGTTGAAAGCATTATGAATCGCCGTGCAATCAATCAACGTGTGGTTGAAGAGTGGGATGCAAAAGCTGGTGATCGTCAGACTATTGTATTTTGCTCTACCATCAAGCATGCCGAAGATTTGTGTAAAGAGTTTGTAAGGTATGGCGTTGATGCAGCAATGGTCACGGGTAATACAGATAAGGATAAACGCGAACAAATATTAAAAGATTTAAGCAACGGCAATATTCAAGTTGTTGTCAATGTGGCTGTTCTTACGGAAGGTTTTGATTCACCTCCTGTATCCTGCATCGTTCTTACTCGTCCTTGCTCTTATAAAGCTACCATGGTGCAGATGATTGGTCGGGGCTTACGCACGGTAGACCAAGAAGAATTTCCGGGTGTGGTAAAATCAAATTGTATCGTTATGGACTTTGGTACGTCTGTCCTGACACATGGCTCGTTGGATGATGCCGTTGATCTTGACGGTGCTGGCGATAGAGAACCCGGAAAAGCGCCAACAAAAAATTGTCCTGAATGTGGTTCTGAGGTTCCACTTGGTGTTAGAGAATGTCCGGTTTGTGGACATGAGTTTGAATCTCACGCAGATCCTCTTGATAGCTTTGAGATGACCGAAGTTGATCTGATGCAAAGATCTCCGTTTCGTTGGATTGATCTATTCGGTAATTCTAAATGTATGGTTGCATCTGGGTTTAACGGTTTTGCATTAGTCGCTGATATTGACGGTTTGTGTGTCGCTGTCGTTAAAAAGAAAGATGGCAAAACAATGGCAAGGAGCATCGGCACTAAACGTCAGGTCATGGCGGCGGCTGATGACTTCATGAGACAGAACGAATCTGGAGACACAGCAAACAAAACAAAGCGTTGGCTTAATGATCCGGTGACTCCAAAGCAACGTGATTTATTACAAGCAAAGGGCGTTACAGTAAGCGCCATGGATTTTTCTTGGACGAAATACCGTGCCGCCTGTATGTTGAATTACATGTGGAACAAACGTTTTATCGACAACATTGTTTACGACATAATGTCAGAAGAGAAAATCGCATGAACCGTGGTGAGGTAACATTCAACGTATTGTTTAAAGAGAATGTCTCCATGGAGGCATCATACTTCATGATGTGTGGTGATCCAAAGGACATCAGTGAGTTGCAGGAAGCAATAACTAAACTTCTTTGTAAGATAATATTAGGCAAAGAAGATGATTTTGTCAGGGCTGAAGTGCTTATAGATATACAAGATCATCCTGATTATTATTGTGCGACATTTGAAAATTTAGAGGGGCCGGAAGCATGGGCAAGCAGGACAGTGCATTAAAACAAGTAGGAGAATTGTTCGGCAGAATCGGATGGGACAGACGACTTGTTGAATTAGAGGAACACGAAGTAATAGCCATGATGGTGATTATAAAGGAAATAGAAGGGCTAGAAGATGTCTACGCAGAAGAATACCTTACAGAACTTTTTAACAGGTACAATCCACCAACAAAAGCCGCAGCAGAAGCCCCCTTCTGATGCTGATAACATAGTCAGGGAACTTGATCGGGCTATTGTTGAAAAAGAAGATAAACAGCCAAAGCGCAAGTATCTTGGCGCTTCATCTCTTGGCGACTCATGCACAAGAAAACTCCAGTATAGGTATATGAATCAGCCCATTGATGAGGGCAAAGGGTTTCCTGCGAAGACATTACGAACATTTGCTCTTGGTCACACAATCGAAGATATGATGATCATGTACTTTCGTGACGCCGGGTTTGACCTACGCACGGAAAAGAAGGGCGAACAATTTGGCTTTGAGACTGCTAACGGCGAAGTCCGTGGACATATTGACGGTGTAATATGTAGCGGTCCATTACACCTCTCATATCCCATGTTGTGGGAATGTAAGTCTGCCTCCGAAAAAAAGTTTAACGAATTTGTTCGTAAAGGCGTGGCAGAAGCTAATCCGGTTTATGCAGCACAGGTGGCTCTCTATCAGGCCTACATGGATCTGACAGAGAACCCATGTGTGTTTACGGTTCTCAATAAGAACACTAGCGAGATCTATATTGAGATGGTTCCGTTTAACGCTGAGTTGGCTCAAGCGACAAGTGACAAGGCTGTAAACATATTAAAGGCAACACAGGCACAAGAGATGCTGCCTCGTGTGGCGCAAAACGATGACTACTTTGCGTGTAAGTGGTGTGAGTTCCGCAACACTTGCTGGGAAAAAGAAGGGGTGGCGTGAACCACCCCGTAGGTAAAAACAATGCTTGATGAGGTACAATATAATGAGTGTGGTGAGGTTTGGCAATACTACATCTGGTAGATCGGCACATGATTTAGTTGAAGATATTTCGCGCAAGGTTCCAAGGTCTGAACAAATTCGGATCTTACAGGACACGTTTCCTGCTGGGCGCATACATGGAAAAACATTTTACATCGGATCATTGCTTGGTGATCCGGGGCAATCATTAAAGATAGACATTGATCCACAATCCTCGCACTTCATGCAGGGGCAAGATTTTAACGGTGGCGTTGGCATCGGGGGCATTGTCAAGATCTTGATGGAGGCTCGTGGCATGAAGATGGCAGAGATCAAGAACATGTTCTCTGACTATCTTGATAACGTAGAGCCGCAAATTGTTCGGGATAATGCACCAGTCGAGAATCCAATACGTCCTCAATATAATATTAACTCTCCGTATGATGCAGAATATTTGTACACCAATGCTGATGGTGAGTTACTCGTTTCTGTCCGGCGTTACAACGTCAAAGATATAGCTGGCAATCCCATGCTCAATACCAAGGGCAAGCCTAAAAAAGAGTTCAGGCCATTCATCGAAGGAGCATCTTACTCCAAGTTTCCTGACATTAGACCATTGTATAACATACCAAATATTATGGCATCTGATCGTGTTGTATGGGTAGAGGGCGAGAAATGTGCAGATGCTTTGAACCATGCAGGGTACACAGCAACCTGTACAATTGGTGGTGCAGGAGCGCTTACAAAGAAAACAGCGCCACAGTTTGATTTCTCTCCGTTGCAGGGCAAAGAGCTAATCCTATGGCCTGACAATGACACAGGCGGTAAACGTTTGGCGGATCTCATTCAGGATTTGGCTCTAGCCGCTGGTGCAAAGTCGGTCACAATGCTGACGCCACCCATGGGAAAACCAGAGGGTTGGGATGCTCATGATGCTCTTAATGAAGGCTTTAACATAGAAGAGTTCGTTAATGCCAAAGCAAAGATCACCAAGACAAATATCAATCTGCTGGACAACTCGTTTCTTGTTAGCCGATTTGAAGGGCATGCACCAGAACAAAAGTTCTTGATTGATGCAACATTCCCGTTGGGTGTGCCTATCTTGTTTGCTGCTGCTGGTGACGCTGGTAAAGGCATGATGACATTAGACATGGGCATGAAGATCGCATCGGGCAAGCCTATGACCACTGCTTTTGGTGGGCTGGTTAAAGAGTTCGGTAACGTGGTGATCTTCACTGCGGAAGATGATGAGGCTGAAATGCACAGAAGGGTTGAAAGACTTGATCCTTTTGAAGAGCGCAAGAATTACACTCATGATTTAAAGATCGTGTCATTACCCAATGTGGGTGGTGTGTTTGCTATCTTGAATGAGGTCGGGGGCGAGTTCGGGACCACTGAAGAGTTTGAGAAGATATACGAACAAATCATACAGATGAACAATTTGAAGTTGATTGTCTTTGATCCACTCGCATCTTTTGTACATGCTGACGTAAATGCTGACCCTGCTGCTGGTGCTGCTCTGACAGGTCTGCTGGCTAGGATCGCCACAGAAACAGGTGCATCTGTACTGGTTTGTCACCACATGACGAAGATCAAGGATGATGCAGTGGTCAAGACACCGGAGCAAGCTCGTAACTTGATTCGGGGTACAACCGCTCTGGTTGATGGTGTGAGATCATCATTTGCCATGTGGCAGGTAGATACAACCCGTGGCAAGAAAACATGTGAACGTCTTGGTTTGTCGTATCAGCGCAATAGCTGTTTCGATGGTGCGGTGGTCAAGTCAAATGGTCCTGCGTCTAGGGAAGTAAGACACTTTGTTCGGGATAGCATGACGGGCTTACTTAATGATCGCACAGATGAGATCAAGGCGCTTGGTACTGGCTCTGCTCTTGATATGCGTCTGGATGCCATGGCTGATTGGATTATTCAGTGTGAGAGAGATGGCATCGCTCTTACTCACATGAGTGGCAACAACGGTGTGCATAAGAGATCTGAGGACGCTGATGCTCCTGAGATATTACAGGGCATCGGGAAGCAAACATTGGAAGGATATGTTCGTAATTTACAGCAAGCAGGGCGCATTGATAAGTTCCAACTTACAGCCGCTGGTGGTAAAATATGGTTAGGTTCCGTGAACGGTCCAATGAGTCGGGGAGAGTATGAGCCTGTAACAGCAAGAGATAATATATAAGGAGGATTGCATGTCAAAATTACCAGATCGTAGACCATGTGTAACCGAAGATGTCGGGATGGGTTTGTCTGTTACAGTTAGTTACCACCCGAAAACGGGAGAGGCATGTGAGGTATTTATGTCGGGTCGGGGTAAGGCATCTGACAATCCTATGCAAGAAGCTTTGTATAATCTCGGAGTCAAGGCATCGAAGTTGATGCAAAACAAACCTTTGGCTGCTGAATAAGTAGAATTGTTCTTGTTATGGAACACCCGCAGCAGATTCTGATTCACCCGTACCCGGATCATGTCTTGATTACGATTGATGGAGTCCAATATCGTAAGCCAATGAAACCAGAACAAATGCTCTGGTTATCTGAGCTGCTGCTCAAAGCAGTGTTGGAAACATACAGGGAGGATGACAATGGCAAGACATTATCGCCACATGTATGAAGGTAAGAACGCTGGTGCTTCATCTGTCCATGGCATGGATGAAATTCATAACAGAGAGAAAGCGGCGAACAAATTAGCCTGTCAAAGAGCTAGTGATATGTTACCGCCTGATGCTTTTGCTGATGATGTAGAAGATGACGATACAAAGCCATATCGTCCTAGCATAACGTGGATCCCAAGCAAGTCTGCAATAGATATGTAAATATATCATGCCCGTTAATTCGACTTAATTAGCGGGCATGTGTTTTTTTTTGCTTGACGTTATGCAAACACTACATATATAAACTATATATCACTATCAAAAGAGAGGTAAAAACAATGAACACTATTAAGATTGGCAAAGTTTTTTACGATGACCATTGTGAGCGCGACTTGATTGCACCGACAATCATTCGCCAGACTAAGACTCACTATTTCATTGACGGCACAGACAATGAAGCTTTGCGTGAGTTGCTAAGTGACTCCAATCACTACAAGCATCATTCTTGGTTTGACAGTAATTATTTTGGTCTTTGCAGGTCTGCTGCTAGGACATATGAAGCCATCTGCAAGCACCTAGAAAGCATTGATGCAGAGGGTGTAGTTAATACTCCAAAGCTATATGTGAAGAAACACAATAGGCGCGGATATTAGAAATAGGTGGGGCTTAACGGCCCCACCCAACAGGAGGTATGAGACATGGATAACGATCAGATCAATGAGTTGCGGAAGATGAGCCGTGTGGACGTTGCTTACATGTATGAAGAGGTTCATGACATCTTAAACAGCAAGGATTGGGCAGAGCAGTCATACAAAGCTTCAAGGCTTTTGGACATGCTGGCTCACAATTTTAACGTAGATACAGGCCACAAGATTGGCACTGTAGTGGAGTTGTAAATGGATAAAGATCAGAAGAAATCGATTAAGCCAGCATATAACGTAAGAGTTAAAAGAGATCCATTGGATGATAAAGTTATGGTTGGTGAAAGTCGTATTGAAGCCAGTACAGATCTTGAAAGTCTTGTTGATGCCGCTGGTCAGAAGATGGCACCACAAGGAAATATGGCGCAACGTCTTGCAAAAGCTGATCCAGAGTTCAGCAAGGTGGTTCCAGAGTTCTTGAACGACAATGGACCTGTCTTGTCTAATACGCTGTTAGCGGCGCTTGCAGAGCCTAAGAAGGGTATTGTTGGTTACAAGGGTGGCAAGTATGCAGAAGCCATGAGGCGCAATGTACAGGCTAATATTGCCACAGCGCAGAAGTTCGTTGTTAGCAATAGTCTGGTTGAGCATGCGTTCATGGCGTCTATGTCTCGTCCAAAGTATTTGATTGATATGTTGCGGCGTGGCATTCCGGCGTTCAGTAATATGTGGATTGAGTGGGATGAGGATTTCCGGCAGGACATTGTTGCTCGTGAGATGGCAAAAGCTGGTGTTGATTTTGACAGCACGAAAACCAATACAGCAGATCGCATGGGCTATCATATCATGACTGTTAATGATCAACCTTTGTATATGCCATATTATGACGCATCAAAATTTGGTCATGATGGAGTACATGGTGATCCCATGGGATTTCATTTGTTTAATTCTGGGACAGAGGATGCAGTAGATCATGTTAAGAATTATTCAGATCCAGAAAAACTTGCTGCAAATTTTCCTACAGTACAAGGTAAAGATCCAGATGTAGTTCGAGAAACAATAACTCGTGACTTAGACGTTACTAATACGATGCTTCTTGGTGGTTGGTATCATGACAAGCACAAAGACGATCCTAACTATGAATTTTTAAACAGGGCATTTGTGCAAATACAAGCGGCGTCTATGCACTGGAATTTGACACAACAAACTTTCAGTGAAGGCTGGACCGCTAAAGAGATGATGGAGATAAGAGCCACATCACTGCAATCACAAGCTGGTGATGGTCGTTTTCTTATCGCGTTGCTTGGTCTGCTTAACTACGATCTTATCGTTCATGAGCGTGTCGAGCCGCCTATCAAGGTCGATCATGTCAGGTTTGGTCGTAAGGTTCCGAAGAACGAATACAAGGTGGTTACAATCCAGCTGCCAAAGCCTCGTGGTAAACGTGTCTATGAGCAGATGTTTACAGGCCATGGAACGCCGAAGAAGGAGCATTGGCGGCGTGGACACTGGCGCACTGTCAGAGACAAGTCAGGGCGTGTTAAAAAGCGTGTATGGATTGGTGAGATGAAGGTAGGCAACCCAGAGTTGGGAACCATCGTTCATGACTACAAGTTGGAGGGCAAGTGATGAGCGGTTTTGAAGCTTTGCAAAAAGTTAAGGATGAAATGTTAAAGCCTGAGTATGAGAAACGAAGGCATCTAGGCTGTGAGTTTTGTGGTCATACGTTTTATGGACGCTATCAAAAAACAGGATATAACGCTGTGCCTAATGGCATTACAACACCGTCCACAAGAGAGGGATGGATTAAGGTCCATAAGCACAGCGATATTTTCTTTCCTGAATGCCCAAGGTGTATGGTTGATTTTGGCGTTGGTGAAGCAAAAGAAGCATTAGCCTTGTATGAATATGAACAGGAGAGAAAGCGGAAAAACAAAGCCGCAGCCGAAAAGCGCAAGGCAACGATAGAACGCAAACGAAAAGAATATTGGGATCGGGTGAGACATGTCAGGGAAAACCCTAATGACGCTACTATGGAAGAGTTGAAAAGCTATAGGTTTATTGAGGCGTTAGTTGGCAGACCATACTATGGAAATAGAGACAAAGAGACATTCTGGGATCAGGATGGTGGTAAAAATGGAAAATATTTGGTGAAGTTTCATCTCCAATATAAAGGCCATAGCAGGTCAGGCAAAACACACTATTATAATGAGTGGTTTGATATGATGAATGTTGATACTGGCAAAACTTGGCAAGTTGGCAAAGTAGGTAATAGAAAAAACATATTTGATGAGGAGATCAGTTAAACCAGTAAAATTGTTCGTACAAGGGGCGTAGCATACCTTTCAAATGGGCGGGGAGCATTAGGTTTGTCCTCGTCCTGTCCTCCCGATGGAAAACACAAGGCCGTGGATCCCTAAATTAAAGCCACCCTATTAGATTGGACATGGGCGTTAATCATGGGCAAAGACAGGCTACGCATAATAAAAACACTGTCTAATTCACGGAACACCTAAATTATACCAGTTCTTGATTTGTTCTGGTTTTGGTTTGGAGGTTATAAAAACCCAAAGTTGCTACCCCAAAGTTTATAAAGTTGTTTGTTATCAGTGGGTTAAGAGGTTTGGGTTTGGGTTTGCAATGATAGCAAATACAAAGTAAAATAGGGGTCGTAAGTTATTGAAAAGGTTTAAACTTTGTGGTTTGGGTTTTTTACCCTATTACATAGGGGTATAGGTATATAAACCTATACCCTGTAGCATGGTAGTCAGCAGCGCAAAATGGAGGGACATATGAACCAGAGTAATTGTTCTTATTGTGGACAGCGTAAGGGTCATTTATTTTTAGGCAACAAGAAGTGGTGCGATGTGTGTTGGGACAAAGCGCACACGGTTTTCAACACTAGCTATGAAGAGTTGACTAAGCGCAGAAATCTTATCAAGGGAATGAGAGATGCAGGTTGGCAGATTACCAAGAACGGCAACATGTATTACCCAGATGATGAACACAGTAACGTGTTTCATATAAGCTACTAGGAGGGCAGTATGCCAAAGGTCGGCGAAGATCTACCAAAGGAACAGCGTGAAGCTGGTCTGAAGCGCCTGAAGCCACAACAACAACAGTTTCTGGATTACTATCTGCACAAGGATATGACGCAGACAGAGGCAGCGAGACAAGCGGGGTATAAAAACCCTACGGTGCAAGCTGTCAGGTTATTGCGTAATCCAGTCGTTGCAGAGCGTCTGCAAGAGATGAGATTGGAGACACAGGCTAGGTTCGGGGTGACGATTGATAAATCTATTCGGGATCTGAAAAAGATTCGGGATCAAGCGTGGGAGATGGGTAAGTTTAGCGAAGCATTACGGGCTGAAGAGTTGCGTTTGAAGGCAGCGGGACTACTCGTTAACAAGCAGCACGTTATCAAAGAGGATGTCACAGCTTCTACTAAAGAAGAAATTACGAACAAATTAGAGGAGTTCCGCAGGTTAGCGCAGTCTCGCATGAAGAATATAACGCCAGATATGGGTATAATAGATCATGACCCACAAGATATAGCACAAGATAGCGGATAACCCATAAAATTCCATAAACACTCCGCGCGAGGGGGTCGAACAGTTTTGACCGGGGTTTCGGGGAGCTGCATAAGTAGAATTGTTCGGGTTCGGGCTTCGGGGCCATCGGGTTCGGGGTTCGGGCTTGACTCGGCCTTCGGGATCGGGCCATGATCGGGCTTCCTCCCTAGAGAACCTGCCCCGGTGGTCGTCGCTGCCGGGGATTTTTTTGTTCGGGATCTTCGGGGCCGGGAAGACACAGTACAATTGTTCTGGTTTTGGGAGCTGCATACCCGTTAGAGTGTAGCTCCCTTGTGAGCTTCGATTCACCAGTACAATTGTTCGTCTTACGGATAGATAGCAGCGGTAATCTCTGCGTTGGGAAAACAAGAAGAGGCAGTCGAGGACAATCTGTATGATAAAAAAATATTATTTTCTTGTTGACATGCTTTGCAATGATTGCTATATATAATAGGTAAGTTAAACAAAGGAGGTAAGAATGCCAAAGGTAGAAAGATACAATTTTAAGTCGTTTGAACAAGCGTTGGAATTTGCTAACGAGCGTGGATCAAGAGAGATTACAGAGGAGAGAATGATTAATTCTTCGCAAAGACCAGACGACACAATTATTTATGTTGTGCATGTTGGTCGTAATGACTAAGGGAGATCTAGTAACGGGACTCGGTTTCGTCCTCGTGCTGTTGATGTCGGGGGTAGAGCCAATGCCCCACAACTTTCAAGCTTTCTGGATTCACATCGGGCTGCTGATGATCGGAGTCGGGATGATGGTTACGGGAGTTTGGATGAGATGGAAGCGAATCTAACCAGAACAATTTCAAAGTACCCGGCGGGAGCCGGGTATTTTTTTGTCCGCAGCTCAGAACCAGTACAATTGTTCTTATTGTCTTCGCGCGCCGTAGTCCGCAGCACGGCTGCAAAAAAAAACTTTTTTTTGTGCTTTTTCTTGTTGACATTGATTGCAATGATTGCTATTTATATATCTATCGAAACCAGAAAAGGGTAAAAAACAATGTACAAGTATCAAGAGATCAAAGAGCATTTTGTTGAGTGGATGGAAGAGCAGGACGCTGAGTGGCTACAAGCCAACAAGGACGACTGGCATCATCACGCTTTCAACATGGACTACTACATTATTGGAACACACAAAGCCAAGGAATGGATGGGCGATAAAGTTTTCGACATCATTGATGCCATCAAGACTTACGAGCAAGACAACTTTGGTGAAGTGACAACAGACTTATCTGATCCAGAAAAACTAGTGAATATGTATGCTTACATCGTTGGTGAAGAAGTCGTGAATGAATGGAGGTAAAGATGAAGCGGCTATATTTTGCTTATGGGTCGAATTTGAATATGGCCCAGATGGCGATACGCAGCCCTAACGCCAAGCCGTTGGGGTCTGCTTATTTTCCGGGCTGGCGTTTAGTCTTTCGCGGGGTTGCCGATATTGAGATAGGGGAACCTGAAGACTTGTTACCTGTCGGTATATGGGAGATTGGGCCAGAGGACGAGGCCGCTCTTGATAGATACGAGGGTGTAAGTTCGGGGCTGTATCGTCAGGTGATGATCAACGGGATGATGACCTACCGCATGAACAGCGGCGGGTATCGGGATCCCAGTCCGCTATACTTCAAGACAATACTTGACGGGTATCGGGACTTCGGGCTTGACGAATCGGAACTATACAACGCTCGGGATTACACAACATACATCGGGGAGGATCGGGATACAGCATGGATATAGTGAATTGTTCGGGTTAATCGGGTCGGAGCTTCGGGTTCCGGCCCTTTTTTTGTGTCGGGTTTTCGGGGTCGGGGTTCGGGTTCGGGGTTTACCCGTATAATTATTCGTGTTTGTATTTGTACCATGTGATACTTTTTGGCGGATTGATAAAAGGTAAGCATTGTTTACCAAATGCAACGCAGCGCAATTTTTATTTTTTCCGGTTTAATATTTCCATCCTATAAAACGTCTACATTGTGAGCTGAAAAAAAACAGTACAATTGTGCTTTATATGGCTTGCAATCTGCAATGATTGCGTGTTAGGTTTAGGGACTGGCGCAATGGTGCGTCTATCAAACTGAAAAAAAGGTAGTAAAAACAATGTCTTACTTAACAAACACAAGCTTCTTGACTGGCGGTATTGAGATTGAGGGTCACAACGAAATAGGAAATTATCGCTCAATCAATACTTGGCAACAGGAATTGAACAACGCAGGTTTTGATTTTGTACATGTAAAATCGGATGCATCACCGAATGTTGATTTTGAATTGGTATTCCCACCAATGCCATTGCATATGGCTGGTGGCGCGAAAGATGACATTGCGGCGGTTTTGCAATTTGTCGAAAGCAATGGCGGCAAGGTATCAAAACGCGGTTGCGGTTTACATGTACATGTAGGAAATCGCGCTGTTAAGGATATTTCGCCGCGCGATTTTTGGCGTCAATCAAAACAGTTAATGCGTGACCGCAACGCCTATTTTATGCCAGCTGATAACCAGTGTCATGACATTATGCCAATTGCTTTGGCGCGTGATGTTATACAACGCTATGCAACGCACCATTCAGATATTGACGGCATTTTGGCACCATCGCGCCGTGCCAGTCACCATTCGGACGTTTCACGTTTTTGCCGTTGCATTCGCCGTGTTGCGTTTGGCGGTACACATGCCAATGAATTCGCCAATGCTGAAAGCATTTCTCACATGAATAATATTCTTGGCGGCAAGTTCAGCGCGGTATCGCTCAACACATGGTCGACCCATCAAACGATGGAATTTCGTCAACACCAAGCCACATTGGATATTGCAAAGCTTGATGCATGGTGCGTTTTGATTGATGGCATGTTTAGACATAGCGATAACCAACGTCTTGATTATGTATCGCCAGCAGAAACAACGATGGAAACGCCAGCAATGCCATATCGTAATGGGTCGCGCATTGGCGTTATGTGGGCGACTATTCGTCGTGATGGTGGCGCGACTACGCAAGAAATCATGAATGCTACCGGATGGTCTGCTGATACAATTCGCGCTCGCATATCTGAAATGCGCCGTTCACATGGTGATGCTGCAATTGTCTGTCATACGCAACAAACATTTGGTCATCGCTATGGTTCATCAAATGGTGAACACGATCTGAATGGTTATGAGGTATTGCAGCAAGTAACAACACAAATTGCTGGCGGCGTTGCGCTTTATCCCGAAAACAGAATAGGCGTTACATCAATATGGGCAGGTATTGATGATCAAACGTTTGAATACTTCAATCAGCGCCGCGCTAGTCTGTCATAAACTAGTCAAGCATAATCCGAGACAAGGCCGCCGTTGGCGGCCTTTCTTTTTGTCCGGTAGGTAGGTAGTGCTAGTACAATTGTACGGGTTCAGTGACGCTTAGATCGCCGCTATTGGCATGGTCGCGCAGGTACCCTATGGCTTATTGCGTTTTTCGGTATCGGGATCGGGTGGGATATACCACCCCCCCAAAAAAAAATGTTGACAAGCAGGCGCTTTGCGCCAAGTTCCCCACAAACAACCGCCGGATTTTACGCAGATATACCCCCTAAAAATTTTGCAAAAAAAATTTTATAACATTTTTCCATGGACTTATTGCAACCTTTGCACTATATTCATGTTAATCAATTGCCGACCCTAAGTTGTCAAGGGATGGCAGGGCCAGTTCTGCGGGACTGGCCCACTATTTAAAGGAGGGTGTAATGAAGAGGTTTGAACTAAGGATCAGCGAAGATCCTATAGAATTTACAGCGGAGAACGCTTCTGCGTTCTTGGATGTATGGAAGTCAAGGTCGAAGTGGGCGTTTCCTGACGATCACTCGTTCCTTCGCACGGCGGCGTTGTCTGCATGCGATTGGAGCGGCAAGCCTATGAGGTTTGACAGCATTGATCACTTCACAGCCGACATGATGGAAGCTGGCATGTTGGCGGAGGTTGGAGATGCACAAGGCTAAAGACTCATACAGCATGTGGAGCGGCAAGATGCTTATAGACAAGCGTAAGTCGTTAAACATGACACAAATGGCGATGGCTCGTACTTTGGGTGTGAGCCATCGTATGTATTGTTATTATGAAAAGGGTGAGCAGAGCATTCCGCGTTCTGCTGAGTTAGCTGTGCGTTGGATGGAGTACAACAATGCTGACGGCATATTTCGTGTAGCGCCACATCCTGACAAGAGTCTAACGTCCTTTGACCGTGAGCGTATAAGTAGACTATGTGATGCGTTGGGCGGCATAGAGGGTGCAGACGCTCAAATGGACAAGGTTTTGCAGCAGTCAAAGAAGGAACTTGAGTATCTGTTGTCAAAGTTTGAAGAATGACCTATCATCGGCTCCATGTATTTTCCGTAGGGGATGGGCATGGCAAATTTTATGGGGCCGATGGCACCGCCGCAAGCGGCGCAACCACAACCACCGCAGTTAGACGTTAGAACGAATCCAGCACAAAGAGCGCAGTTTAAGAACTTCATGACGAGCATGTCTGCTCCCATGATGCCGACCACTGCGCCTGTTGCTCCGATGCTTGCTGCGCCGAGTCCCATGGACCAAATTGACATATTTGCTCCCGTGCAAGGCATGGCTTTTGGCGGCATGGTTGACGGTGGTAGGGAACGTGGTCGTGGAGACTTCCGCGATCCTATGCAAAATAACTTCTCTCAGGCTCCGGCTGGTCCAAGTCTTGGTGAGGGCGGTCAGGAGATGTTTACTGATAAAGCTTTAGCGAATAGGATGTTTGATGATTCTACGTCTTTATCAGAGGTTTTTGATATAGACAGGTATTTAGGCTCATCTAGTCCTCTGTTTGACAGACAGGGTTTTAGTTTGGATGTCCCTCCTGCTGTAACAGATACAGTTAATGATTTTACACCTCAGTCATTTAATTCTCCTGTAGGCAATCGTATTTCTGCTGTTGCTACAATGAATGATCCTTTTGGTTTGGGTGGTGTTCTTAGTGGCGGCCCCACCATGACTGATAGTGGTGGTCTTGGCATTATGGCGAATTATGCTATTCCGTTTAGGAGAGGTGGCACGACATTTGAAGTAGGTGAGTCTTACGAAACTGGTCGTGGTATTGGCGAACAGGTCCGTGAGCGTCAGATAGAAAAATCTGATGAGGATATGGATCAGGACTTGCAGCAGGATATTGCAGCTTTAGCTGCTGCACAGGCTGGCGTTGACATGAGTAATTACTTTGATCGAAACCCTGATGCTGGTGGTAATTTAGTTAACAATCCTTTGGCTATAGCTAATGTTTTTGAGCAAGCAAATCAGATAAGATCTCAAGAGGATGCTTTATCTCGTGTTCTTCAAGATCAGTTTGTTGCTCCTAAGATTGAGCCGGGTGACGCAGTTGTTACTCTCAATCCTCCTGTTGAAGATCGTTCTGTTTCGATTGAGAGGCCATCAGACGCACAAGCTGCTATTGAAGCATCCAGAGTTTCTTTTTTGCCACCTAGCTTAGATCGAACCTTGACCGACGTTTCTCTCCCCGGATTGTTGGAAGATGAAATCACAGCTACACCTTTTGTGCGCCCAGAACCCGGTATGGCTGGTAATTTTGGCACTGGCGCTCCTCTTGGTTTGAGCAGTGAAGATTTTAGTCAGGACAAGCAACAAGACATTGCTGCCGCTGCGGCGCAAAATGCCGGAATAATAGATGGCTTTAAATTTAGCAGCGGTCTTTCACCTGATGAGATGATTGCGGCTAGAAACATGTCGCAGCAAATGTTGTCGATACCTGACGAGCTTTCTGGTCAATCTCCGTTTACGAGTGGTGGCGTCCCGTCACCATTACAACAAACCATGGATAGCTACTTTGACAGAGATTTCCGTGGTGAAGAAATGGATGACGCCACACAAACTGATTTGAAGAGCTTGTTCGGCGAGGACTCTGAAACTTACAAAAACATCATGGAACGTGCTACGCCAATTCAATCAGATACTTTCCCAACGATGGCAGGTATTCTGGGCAAAGTCATGGGTGGTGCTAATATCAACAACATCATCAACAAGATTAATGAGGGCGGCGTTCCTATACTTGATAACAGTGGCAACATTCAAGGCGTTGTTCACGATGGTTTATTTGGCGGCAAGGTTTACTCAGGCAATCAAGCCTTTAATCCAATGGCTGGACCGAAGCCAGAGCGTGATGATAATCAGCCATTACCATTACCTTTACCTGTTACATCAACGACTCCTGAAAGTGAGACACCTTTGACAGTAACACCGCCTATGGTTAGTCCTACTCTTCCTGTGATTCCCCCAAGTCCTACCGATGTTATCGTTCCAAGTACACGCACTAATGTACCTGTGAACGTCCCTGTTGTTGCTCCTGCTCCTATTGAGTCGATATTGCCACAGAGTCTCTTGGATCTTTTGCAAGCTAGGCAACCTGTAGCACGAATGCAGGAGGGCGGTGCTGTATTGGATGATGCGGCTGGTCGTTTCTTGGAGGCGTTGACGGCAGCGTAGCCAGATGAATGAGTTCAACATACCAACAGAGTTCCTTACTGATGCAGAGTTGGAAGTTCTAGGTAAACACTTAGACAAGTACAAAGAATTACATGAACGTGAGCAATATCAAACAAGCTTTTTAGAGTTTGTGAAATATGTCTGGCCTTCTTTTATTACGGGCAATCATCACAAGATATTTGCCGAGAAGTTAGAGCGAGTTGCAAGGGGCAAGTTAAAACGTCTTATTGTCAACATGCCGCCAAGACACACCAAATCAGAATTTGCGAGTTATTTGTTTCCTGCTTGGGTGATGGGTCAGAGTCCGTCTACCAAGATAATTCAGGCGACACACACTGCTGAACTTGCAGTTGGTTTTGGTCGTAAGGTTAAGAACTTGTTGGACAGTGACATATACCGTGATGTGTTTCCTGACATGGAGTTGGCGCGAGATGCAAAGGCGAGTGGTCGTTGGTCAACGAATGAGGGTGGTGAGTATTACGCTGTTGGTGTAGGCGGTGCGCTGGCTGGTCGTGGTGCGAACTTGTGTATTATTGACGATCCTGTTTCAGAGCAGGATGCGTTGTCACCAACCGCGTTGGATAACATTTACGAATGGTACACTTCAGGACCGAGACAGCGACTACAACCGGGCGGGTCGATAATTATTGTGATGACACGATGGAGCATCCGCGATTTGACGGCGAAGGTTTTGCAGAAACAGGCAGAGGGAGGGGCGGACCAGTGGGAGGTCGTGGAGTTTCCGGCGATATTCCCCGATACCGACAACGTGTTGTGGCCCGAATTTTGGAGCAGGGACGAGCTAGAAGGCGTTAGGGCGTCTATTCCTGTTGCCAAATGGAATGCTCAATATCTTCAGAATCCTACTGCTGAAGAGGGTGCAATTATCAAAAGGGAGTGGTGGAATGTTTGGGATCATGATGATCCACCTGTCGTTGATTACATCATCCAGTCGTATGACACCGCCTTCACCAAAACCCAAAGGTCGGATTATTCGGCTATTACGACTTGGGGTGTGTTTTATCCTGACGAGGGTGATGAGGCTGCGATCATATTGTTGGACGCTGAAAAGGGTCGATGGGAGTTTCCAGAGCTTAAAGACGCGGCGATGCGTTTGTATCAAGAGTTCGACCCAGACATGGTGTTAATAGAGCAGAAAGCATCTGGTACGCCACTGACTCATGATTTGCGTAGAATGGGAATACCTGTTAGTGGTTTTACTCCGGGCAGAGGCGCTGACAAGTTTTCGCGTATGAACGCTTGTGCGCCTGTGTTTGAAAGTGGCATGGTTTGGTGTCCAGAGACTAGATGGGCTGATGAGGTTGTTGAAGAGTGTGCCTCGTTTCCCAACGGTGAACATGACGACTTGGCTGATAGTATGACACAGGCTATACTAAGATTTAGGCAAGGTGGTTTTATTGGGACTCGTAATGATTACGAAGACGATGATTTAATAACTTACAGGCGCAAGCGGGAGTATTACTGATGGGTGCAGGAAAAGCGATACGGAAAGGTTTAGACCGTCAAAGATATCTTAGATCTGATGAGGGAAAGGCTGAAAAGAAAGCTCGTAAAGCTCACAACAAAAAGTTTTCTCCTAATATGGATAAATCAACGAAGAAAGAAGTTCGTAAAAGAGCTAAAGCGTCAGATGCGGCAAAAGGTGCTACCATGCGTGAAAGAGATACTTTCCAATATGTAGAAGAGATGAAAGACGGCGGATCTCTTAACGCAGCGATTAAAAGAGTCAAAGCTGCTCAAGGCATGAAAGACGGTGGCGCAGCAAAGAAGTTAAAGGAAGTTCCCGCAGGTAATAAGGGCAAAGGCTTGTCTAAACTTCCTACTGAGGTCAGAAACAAGATGGGTTTTATGGCTAAAGGTGGCATGGTTAAGAAACCGAAGCTGGCAAAGAAGAAGTCACCACTTAAGGCCTTTAAATCGGCAAATGAAACAGGCAAAACTCTCTCTGATGCAGATGTCGCAAAAGTAGAAAAGTTAATGAAGCCGAAAACCGACAGACAGCTTATGCAGTTTGAAAAAGGCGGTGCAGTTTGCCGTGGTATGGGTCGTGCTTATATGGGCAAGCCTCGTAAAGTAAAAATCAGATAGGATATTGATGTTGTCTGGTGTTGGAGGCATAAGTAAGAAGAGGCTGATCTATGGCTTTGCAGTCATGTTTGATGCCCTTCTCATGTCTGCGCCGAGATCAGCCTCACCCAGAGGGAGTCCTCTATGGATGAAGATGACATCTTAGCTAGTTTCAAAGATCCTCCAGCATCTCAGGAGATGTTTAAAAGTTTAGCCGATAAAACCAATGTGTTCACAGATCCGTTAGGCAGCGAAACTCTTGGGGCTATAAATCGTGCGATTGTTGGCGCTCCTATTGATGTTATTGATGCTGTTGGTCGTGCTGGTGATGCACTTTTGCGTGGCGCTTCTTCTGCCGGAACTGGTATTATGAAAGCTATAGGAGAAGACGATGCGATGGCAGAAAGGTTTGGTCGAGATATCTACCAAGCTGGCATGGTTAGCGGTCCAGCCACTTCGTTTGCACCGATACGTCCTAGAGGCAAGTCAAATAAGACGCTTGTGCTTGAGGCGCAAAAACAAAAGATAAAATCTCCAGCAGCCAAACGCGCCTTGGATGAGAACTTAGAAGAGGCTGCGATTACAGACGCATTTGCAGATGCGGCAGATGACATGACTGTCATGTACTCCAGAAATACTGGTCGCATGGATGATGAGATTACAGATCAAGATATGTTAGACATTTTGACAGATTCCTATTTTACAAATAGGGATCGTGGTATGTCAAAAAGTGATTCTATTGCGGAGTCCTTGTTTCAGTCTGGATTAAGTGATGTTGCTGGTCCTATGCTCAAGCGCCTTGACGCTGATTATAATTTCAGATCATCTAGTGCGATGAAAAGAAAGCAAGAGGGTGCTGCTTCAAGAAGAAGCTTGGAAACTCAAGCCAGACTTGCAAAGCAACCTAAAGATCCTGTTAAGGTTGTTTCTTTGGAAGAGGCTACAAGAAGACAGAATGAAATTAGTGGCACGGGGCTTCCAGATAGAACCGTGCCTCAAAAACCAAATTTGACAGTTATTGAAGGTGGTTCAAAAAAAAAATTAAATCGTGATGAATTGTTTGAGGTTATGGGTGAAGATGGAGCTATGATGGAGTTTCCTGAGATTGGGAAAAATGTTGATAAATACATTTATGATTTTGATTTTAAGGCATTATCAGACGCTGCTCTCTCTCCTGAATACTCTAATTACAGTAAAGTAATGAAGTCTAATTTAAGATCTGCATTCCCAAGTGGGAAAATTCCTGTGTCTAGGACTGAAGGTTATGCAACAATTGGCGCTCCTAAAAAAACAAATGATTACATTATAGATATAAATGATGTTTTGTTTGTAGGGTATGGTCCAGAAAAAGAATTAATTGTTAAAGGATCTGTTGCAAATAAAAACAGGCCTGTTTCTGTAGCAATAAAGGATGAAAGTTGATGGCTGTTGAAAAAGGAATAGGCGCTGGAGGTATAAATAATATTACCTCTGCTCAACAAAGTGCAGAGTTAGATTTTGTAACTATGCCGGAAAATCCCAACGTTATGGAGATGGATAACGGATCTGTAATTGTTGGTGAGATTGAAGAAGAGGTAGTGCCTGTTGATGTTCCTTTTGATGCCAACTTAGCTGATTTTATAGACGAAGCTGAATTAATGCGTGTGTCATCTGATCTCGTTGGTGAGATAGAAGAGGACATGGCATCACGAAAGGATTGGGAAGAAACATATAAGCGTGGCATTGATTTGCTAGGCATGGAGTATGATGAGCGCACACAACCGTTTGAGGGTGCTACAGGTGTGGTTCATCCTTTACTCTCCGAGTCTGTAACGCAGTTTCAGGCTCAAGCTTACAGAGAGATGTTGCCGTCAGGTGGTCCTGTCAGGACTCAGGTTGTGGGTGCCGAAACGCCTGAAGTTACTGCACAGGCAGAGCGTGTAAAACATTATATGAATTACATGCTCACTTATGAGATGGAAGAGTATGATCCCGAAACAGATCAAATGCTCTTCTATCTTCCTATTGTTGGGTCTACCTTTAAAAAGGTTTACTCAGATCCATTACTGCAAAGGCCAGTAAGTAAGTTTGTTCATGCAGAAGATCTGGTTGTTCCGTATGGCGCAACTGATTTACTTACCTCGCCTCGCATCACGCACATTATCCGCATGGATAGTAATGAAATCCGTAAGATGCAGCTTGGCGGTTTTTATCGTGATGTAGATTTGCCCGGAGGAGGGGGTGATAAGCAGTATTCCGAAGTCCAAGAAGTTATTGACGAAGCTCAAGGCGTAGAATTATCCGGTAAGTCTGAAGACATGACGATCTATGAGGTTCATACCTCACTTGATCTTGAGGGTTTTCAAGACGTAAGAGCGGATGGAGAGCCAAGTGGGTTAAAGCTGCCTTACATCGTTACAATTCTGGAGTCATCAGGAGATGTATTGTCTATTCGTAGAAACTACGAACAGGCAGATATGCTCATGAGGCGACAGCAGTATTTTGTACATTACAAATTTCTGCCCGGACTTGGCTTCTATGGCTTCGGTCTCACACATATGATTGGTGGTTTATCACAAGCCTCTACGAGTATTCTGCGTCAATTGATAGACGCTGGCACTCTTTCCAATCTTCCGGCTGGTTTTAAGGCTCGTGGAGCGCGAATTAGAGACGAAGATGAGCCATTGTCACCCGGTGAGTTCAGGGATATTGACGCTGCTGGCATGGATATACGTCAATCTATCATGACGCTGCCGTTTAAAGAGCCATCAGGAACGCTTTACAACTTACTTGGTACTCTTGTGGACTCTGGACGCCGTTTTGCGTCCATGGCTGACATGAAAATTAGTGAAATGGGCGGTGAAACGCCTGTTGGCACTACCATGGCTATTATGGAACGCGGCACAAAGGTTATGAGTGCCATTCATAAACGCCTACATTACTCACAAAAACAGGAATTTAAGCTTTTATCCAATGTTTTTGCACGATTTATGCCTCCTGTGTACCCATATGCGGTTCCGGGTGCGCCTCAAGAGATAAAAGCGCAAGATTTTGACCAAAGAGTAGACGTTTTACCCGTATCAGACCCTAATATCTTCTCTATGTCGCAAAGAATTGCGTTAGCACAGACGCAATTGCAGCTTGTACAGTCAAATCCAGATATTCATGGCGGTCCACAGGGTTTATATCAGGCATATCGTCAGATGTACGAGGCTCTTGGCGTTACAAACATTGATCAGATCTTGCCAAGGCCACCAGAACCACAGCCCATGAATCCAGCAAGAGAAAATCAAGAGGCTTTGCGTAATCAAAGATTACAAGCGTTTGCAGAGCAAAATCATCAAGCGCATATTGAAGCGCATGTTGCCATGATGGCTACTCCTGCTGCACAAGCCAATGCTAACGTCATTATGACACTTCAAGGTCATATTCAGGAACATATTGGTTTTATGGCTGAGATTATGGCGCAACAGGAAATCATGCAGACCATGGATCCACAACAGCAAATGATGATGCAACAAGATCCTATGATGATGCAGCAAATGCAGATACAGATAGCTAATAGAGCGGCAGAATTGATTGGCGAACTGACAGAACAGTATGCTCAAGCAGTTGCTCCTGCTGATAACACTGATCCTCTTGTGGCTATCAGACAACAAGAACTTGCCTTGAGAGGCGCAGAAATTCAAGAGCGCTCAAGACAGTTTGAAGAGAGACAGGCTTTTGATCAGGAGAAAGAGCGCAATGATGTTCTTATTGATCAACAGAGGCTTGATCTGCAAGAAGAGGCCAATGAAGAAAAGGTTCGTGTTGCAGAGAAGCGCATTCAAACGCAGCGTGATATTGCCGCTGCTAATTTACAAAACAGGAGGCAATAATGTCATCTAGTTCTATTTATGCAAAAATTCATGAAGTTGAAAAAGAGAAAAAGCGTCAAAGACGTTTGATGAAAGAAGCCGCGCAACAACCCGCTCCTGCGGCTGAGGTCGTTGAAGAGGTTCCTGTAACAGTAACGATGAAGCCAGCGCCTGAGAAAAAGGCTCCCGCAAAGAAAGCAGCCGCTAAAAAGAAAAAGTAATGGCAGAAAAGAAGTTTCAAAAAGGCACAGCATATGCCAAGTACGACCTAGATGGTGATGGTGAGATCACTGATGAGGAACTTGAGCATGCTAAAGAAATACGCGAAACAGAACGTGATTTGCGTAAGAGCTTGGCTCAACTGCGTATGGCAAGATATACATTGATAGGTATGGGTTTATTTACAGCCGCGCTGTTTACGCCTTGGATACCTTTAGAACGTATTGAGGCTTTGTCAGATATAAGTAATTTATTTTATATCAGTGGCGCAGGTATTGTTGGAGCCTACATGGGAACCACAGCTTGGATGAGTCGTAAGTGATAGATGCCTTTTTGTTGTTGGTATATCTTGGCACAGGAGAGTTTCGCAAGTTAGAAAGTGCAGATATGTACTTCTATTCTGTTACAGAATGTAACTATTTTGCTTCACAGGTTTCAAAGAGATACGGGAACTATCAGTTCAACGATTATCTTGATGAGAAAGATAGAGTAACCGCATATTGCGTTCCTAGAAGGGTAAATTCAGAACAAGTAAGGGTGTATTGATGATACAGGCATTGATTGGACCTGTTACAGGTCTATTAGATAAGTTTATAGAGGACAAAGATCAAAAAGCTAAGTTGGCTCATGAAATAGCCACCATGTCAGAAAAACACGCTCAAGAAGCGTTGCTTGCTCAACTAGAGATTAATAAAGCAGAAGCAGCTTCTGGTTCAATATTTAAAGGTGGTTGGAGGCCAGCAGTTGGTTGGGTTTGTGCTATTGCTTTTGCATATCATTTTATTTTAAAAGACCTAATAATATTTGGTGCTTCTTTTGCTGGGTTTGAGTTACCAGAGTTACCAGAGTTTGACATGGGTACATTGTTGACTGTTTTAGGTGGCATGCTTGGAATTGGCGGACTCAGGACATATGAAAAGCAAAAAGGACTTACTAAATAATGGACGCAATTGTACTTGCGGAATACTTATTGAAGAACATACGTCAAGAAAAAGCTGATTATACACAGCGGTTGGCGGATGGTGCGATAGAGGATTACTCCGACTATCGGTTCATGGTGGGTCAAATACGCGGCTTGACTCAGTGTGAAGAGCATGTGAAGACCGCGATGAGAGGCATAGAGCTAGAGGATGGCTAAAAAACTATTCGTCCCAGAGAGGATGGCAAGTAAACCTACAGCACCAGTAAGTGAGGTGCCGAAGGATATATCGAAGGGCTTTGATAATCCAGAACACGACGATATGAACACTAAGGATCCTTCAGAGATGGATGTCTCTGTCATGGATAGACTGCCTGTTCCTGTTGGATACAGGCTTCTTGTTATACCCTATTACATGAAACCTAAGACTGCTGGTGGAATTATAATTCCAGAGTCTGTTCGTGATCGTGAAAATCATGCAACTGTTGCGGCTTATGTCGTGAAAGTTGGTCCTGATGCTTATACAGACGAAAATAAATTCCCATCAGGGCCATGGTGTTGTGAAAAATCATGGGTATTAATGGGAAGATATGCTGGAAATAGATTTAAAGTGGATGGTTTAGAGGTAAGGCTCATAAATGATGATAATGTTATAGCTACCATACTTGACCCTGCTGATATTTCCTATGTATAGTGCGAACAGGAGTTTGTAATGAGTGCAAATGAGTTAATGCAAAAAGAACCTGAACAGGAATCCGTTTCTTTTGAGATAGAAGATGATGCACAACCTGCGGCTGTTGCCGAACAATCTGTTGAAGTTCAGCCAGATTCTGAAGAAAAAAGCAGTACAATTGTACAGGAAGATGATTCTTCAGAGCTTGAAAACTATAGCGAAAACGTTCAAAAGCGTATTAATCAACTTACAGCAAAACGTAAGCAAGCTCTTGAAGAGAGTGAAGCAGCGTATGCCTATGCTAGACAGGTCCAAGAACAAAATAAACAGTACCAACAACAAAACGAGGAAATGAAAAAACGCCTCTCTGACTTGGACAAAGGGTATGTCAGTGAGTATGGCGCTCGTGTAGAAACACAAGAGGCTGCTGTTAAGAAGGCTATGCAGGAAGCGTATGACGCTGGTGACATGACTAAAGTTGCAGAGGCGCAATCTGCAATGTCTCAACTAGCTATCGAAAAAGAACGTTTACGCATACAAAAAGCTAGATCCGAACAAGAGCAAGAAGTTCAACAAGAAGCGCCTCAACAAGAATTGCAATCTCCGCAAGTTCCAAGAGAGCAAGATTTAGACCCCAAGTTAAAGTCTTGGATGTCTCGTAACGCTTGGTTTGGGCCTAGCGGTGATATGATTATGAGTAAAGCCGCTGAAGCTATTCATACACAGATTGTAGGTGCTGAAGGGTTTGATCCATCATCAGATGAATATTACGCGGAAATAGATAAGCGAATGCGTCAATACTTTCCGCAAAAGTTTCAGGAGCAGAGGCAAAACGCTCAACCTGTTGCTCCTGCGTCAAATGGACGGTCATCAAGTAAAAGTGGGCGGAAGAAGACGGTGGAATTAACGCCGGGACAGGTGGCTTTTGCCAAAAAAATGAACATACCTATGGAGCGATTCGCACTAGAGGTTGCAAAACTTCAGGAGAAGGGAAAATGACTGATCGTACAAGCCGGGATTCGCAAACCCGTGAAAAACAAGCGAGAGTTGCCGATTGGAAACCACCCTCCACTCTTGAAGCTCCAGAAGCCCCAGTTGGCTATAAACACCGTTGGATCCGTGAGTCTGTAATGGGCTACGATGACAAAAATAACGTTCACAAGAAGCGCCGTGAGGGATGGGAGTTTGTAAAAGCTGAAGATCATCCTGAATTTGATGCTCCTGTTACGAGCGATGAAGGTAAAAACGCTGGCGTGATTGGCGTTGGGGGTCTTATGTTGGCTAGAATCCCTGAAGAGATCGTGGAACAAAGAAATGCACATTATGAAAATGTGACCCAAAATCAAATGGAAGCTGTGGATCGTGATTGGATGCGTGAAAACAATCCAAACATGCCAAAGCAAAAACCTCAACGATCCTCTTCTGTGTCCTTTGGTGGACCGAAAGGAGGGGAATAGTGATAGTCGAAGGAGACTAAATCATGGCGAATAAAGATGCTGCCTTCGGCATGCGCCCTGTGAAAAGGATAGGTGGAACACCCTATACTGGTGGGCAAAGCCGTTATCGTATCGCCGCTAACTATGGAACAGCCATTTTCCAAGGTGACATGGTTGCTCAAGTAACTGGTGGCGGTATTGAAGTACACGCTGATGGTGGAACAGTACCAATCGTTGGTGTGTTCAATGGATGTCAGTTCACTGATCCAACAACAGGTGAGCAGAAGTTCTCAAACTTCTACCCTGCAAGCACTAATGCTTCTGACATTATTGCTTTTGTCATTGATGACCCAATGGTTATCTTTGAAATTCAGTGTAATGCTGCATTCCCTGTTGCTGACTTGTTTGGCAACTTTGACATTGTTTATACTTCGGCTGGAAGCACAACAACTGGCATTTCTGGTGCTGAGTTGAATGTGTCTGACGGTGCGACGACTCAAAACTTGTCAGTTAAGGTGATAGACATCTCTGAAGATCCAGAGAACAATGATGTATCTTCTGATGCAACTAATGTCTATTGTGTCATTCAAAACCATATCTTCGGACAAAAGTCCGCTGGCTTGGCATAAGGAGGCTTAGAAATGGCTATTTCTCGCGCACAACTAGCGAAAGAGCTAGAACCCGGCCTCAACGTTCTATTCGGAATGGAATATGAACGTTACGATGCCGAGCATGCTGAAATCTACGACACAGAAGCTTCAGATCGTGCATTTGAAGAAGAAGTGATGTTGGTCGGTTTTGGAAATGCAAACACCAAATCAGAAGGTGCTGGAGTCGCTTTTGACTCAGCTTCTGAGGCATACACAGCACGTTATACGCATGAGACAATTGCTCTTGCTTTCGCGCTGACAGAGGAGGCCTTGGAAGATAACTTGTATGACCGCCTTGGCGCTCGTTATACAAAGGCTCTTGCTCGTTCAATGGCCCACACAAAGCAGGTTAAAGCTGCTGCAACTTTGAACAATGCGTTCAATAGCAGCTTTACAGGTGGAGATGGTAAGGAGCTTTGCGCTACTGATCACCCACTAGCTGGTGGTGGAACTCTTCGTAACGAGCCATCAACCGCTGCTGATCTTAATGAGACATCACTTGAAAATGCTCTCATTGACATCTCAACATTTGTTGATGAGCGTAGCATGATTGTTGCACTTCGTGGTATGAAGCTAATCATTCCACCACAGCTTCAATTCGTTGCTGATCGTCTTCTTGAGTCAACTCTACGCCCAAGCACATCAGACAATGATGTAAATGCTATACGTAACATGGGTATGCTTCCTGAAGGCTACACCGTTAATCACTTCCTGACTGATACAGATGCTTTCTTTATCAAGACGGATGCGCCTAACGGCTTCAAGCACTTTGAGCGTACACCAATGTCAACTGGTATGGAAGCTGACTTCGATACTGGTAACATGCGGTTTAAGGCTCGTGATCGTTACAGCTTTGGATTCTCAGATCCACGTTGCGTATTCGGTTCACCGGGTGCATAATAAAAAAATCAGGTACGAGGTTGATCCCCATGCTTACGAGCGAGATTGGTCAATCCCCCTGAAAGAAAGGGCGGCTTCACAGTCGCCCTTTTTTATTGTATAGTTTTTTCATCCCTGACAGACTCATTGTGAGTCTGACACTAGCCAAGACAGGAGATGCAAATGGCTAATAGTACCTTTTCAGGTCCAGTCCGTTCTGAAAACGGGTTTAAAAATATCATCAAAAGTTCTACGATTGGTTCTCTTACTAGTGAGATGACACTGTCTACATACGTTGCAACTGTGACAGTTGCAAACGGTGCTACGACAGGAAAAGAATCTGCTATAGGTATTCCTTCTAACTTTATACCCATGGGAGTTATGGTCGCTGTGACTACAGCCGCTGCTAACTCTGTGAACCTTGTAGATATTGGCACAGATGCTGATACAGATGGGTTTGTTGATGGAATTTCTGCTGCTGTAAATTCAACTGGTTTCAAAGGATTTTTCCCTTGTAACGGTGTTTTAGGCATGTCAGGTGGAACGACTACTGCGGCGACAGAAACAGCGGATGAAGTAGAGGTTGTTGTTTCGGGGGATCCCGGTGGAGATACAGTGATTGTTCTAAAATTCTTTGGGATTTCTAGTTCATCAGACGCATCTTAATAGGAGGCAAATATGGCTGGTCCAGTAAGAGCCTTTAACCACGCCCAAGGAGATTCTGCTGCTGTTGTAGGTCCGGCTCGTTCTCGCATTCGTCAAATTGTAATTTTTGCAGATGCGGCTGGTGCCTTTACGATTAAAAATGGTAGTGCTTCTGGTGAAACTTTGATTACGCAGACTTTTCCCACAGGAATGCACCATTTAAATATTCCAGATGACGGCATTCTTGCTACGAGCGGTGCGTTTGTTTCTGCTTTCACTGGTTCTAGTAATCAATTAACTATTTTCTTGTCGTAGAGACAACAATGGCTAGTTCCAAAGGGAAGATGCCTCCGCGTAATAAAAAGAATTTCCGCCCCACAGAAAAGGGGGCGGGAATGACTAAGGCCGGGGTAGCTGCGTATAGACGGGCAAATCCCGGCTCTAAGTTAAAAACGGCGGTAACTGGCAAAGTAAAAAAAGGTAGTGCTGCTGCAAAGCGGCGTAAATCTTTTTGTGCTAGATCTGCTGGACAAATGAAAAAATTTCCAAAGGCTGCAAAAAATCCTAACAGCCGTCTAAGACAGGCTCGTAGAAGATGGAAGTGCTAATGACCCCTGAAGATGTATTGAAGCAATTAGAAAAGCATGAAGAGTCATGTGACAAGCGCTACGCTGATATACAAGATCAGTTAAAGCGACTTGACACTAGACTATGGGGTATTGCCATTTTAATAGTAGCAGCGGCTGGTATGGAACAATTGTTCTAATGGTCATGGGCCGTTCACAGATGAGGCAACAAGTTAGTAAGCCTCCTCAAAAGAAGAAGTGGAGTTCTAAAAGAAAACGATCTGTAAATTGCAAACGTCCTCGTGGTTTTAGTGAGAGAGCTTATTGCGCTGGGAAGAAGAAAAATGCCTCTAACAAAAAAAGGTAAAAAAATAATGACTGCTATGAAAAAGCAGTATGGATCAAAAACGGGGGAAAAAGTTTTTTATGCAACAAAAAATAAAGGCAAAATAAAGAATGTCGAGAAAAAGAGCAGACCCAAAAGTAGGAACAGGAAAAAAGCCTAAAGGTAGTGGCAGACGGCTTTATACTGATGAAAACCCAAAAGACACTGTTCGTATAAAGTTTGCAACTCCAACAGATGCTAGAGCCACAGTGGCTAAAGTTAAAAAGATAAACAAACCTTTTGCTAGAAAGATACAAATTTTAACAGTTGCAGAGCAAAGGGCTAAAGTAATGGGCAAAAAACAAGTTGTGGATATTTTTAAGAAGGGCAAAGAATCACTGAGAAGGAGCAGGAAAAATGCCTAAAGACGCTTGTTATCATAAGGTTAAGGCTCGTTACAGAGTTTTTCCGAGCGCATATGCTTCAGGGGCTATCGCAAAATGCCGAAAGGTAGGTGCTGCTAACTATGGCACTGGTGGTAAAAAAAAGAAGGCCAAAAAGAAAGCTGCTGGTGGTGTGGTAAGAATGGTTAACGGAGGGGCAGTTAACAAGGCAAAACGACCATCTAGTAATCCTAATGTTGCTAGAGGTTGTGGTGCTGTGATGAGTAACAGGCGAAAGGCCACTAAATACTCATAACAGAAAGAAGATAAAATGGATCCTGTTTCTGCTATGGCAACGGCGTCTGCCGCCTTTACTGCAATAAAAAAAGGTTTTGCCATAGGTCGTGATATAGAGAGCATGGCATCTGATCTTGGCAGATGGATGGGCGCACTCAGCGACCTAGACATGCTAGAAAAAGAAGCCAAAAATCCACCCATATTCAAGAAGCTCTTTGCTGGAAAATCGGTTGAGCAGGAAGCCATGGAGGCTTTTGCTGCTAAACAAAAAGCAGAGGCGCAACGTAGAGAGTTGCAACAGTGGATTGGTCTGACCATGGGCAA